AAATAAAAATGAGCAAACTAGAGGAAAAAGAATTAAAATCTTTACAAGAAAATCAAGGAAAAATTAATCAAGTTGTATCTAATATGGGTGCAATTTCTATTCAAAAAATTAACTTAGAAAAGTCAAAGGAATCTTTACTAGGTGAATTAAAAAAAATAGAAGATGAGCAAAACGATCTTAAAAAAGAACTTGAGGAAAAGTACGGAAAAATCTCAGTTAATTTAGAATCTGGCGAATACGAAATTATCCCAGAACAAGAATAAATTATGGCTGTTATAAATGCCACTAGCTTTTTGTTGTTAAAAGATACAACAGTTATAGGGCATTCAAAAAACACAAGTTTTAATGTTAACGTAGATTTACCAGAATCAACGAGCAAAGACAGTTTAGGTTGGCAAGAAGTTATGCCAGGTGTTAGATCTGGTACTTTAAATTGTGAGTGTTTAACTGATTATTCAGATGCTTTAGGTTTTGAGCAATTAGCCGACATGGTTATAACAAAACAAAAAGCAACATTCTATTTTAAAGATGCTGTAAATCCTAAATTAATTGTTAGAGGTGAGGGGTTTATAAACTCTGTCGATGAAACAGCTGAGTTTGAAACTGCAACAAGTTTTAACTTAGAAATTAATTTAACTGGTGTTTTTTCAATAACTGATCCAAGTGTAGGTTTAACATGGGATAATGTGTTTGCTAAGTGGGAAGATATTGCTACAAACTGGGAAGATGTATAATTTTTTTATTTGTATATTTGTAAAAGATTAATAATTTAAAAAACATATAAATGGCTACAACAGGCGTATTCTCAGGAACTGACCTTTTACTAAAATTAACTGATGGCACATCAATAGCAACATCTACTATTATCGGACATTCAACATCTTGTTCACTTTCACTTTCTAATGATTTGCCAGAGGCAACTACAAAAGATAGTAACGGATTTCAAGAAGTTATTGCTGGTGTTAAAAGTGGTGAAATCTCTTTTGAGGGATTAATTGCTTATGATGATGATGCAAACCCAGTAGATTTTGCAGACATTCTTATTGCTCGTAGAGCTGTGTCATGGAGTTTTGGAACTGCTGAAACTGGTGATGCTGTATATTCTGGATCTGGATTCTTAAGCTCTGTTGAGATGAGTGCAGAAATGGAATCACCAGCAACATATAGTGGATCAATTACTATAAATGGTGCAATTTCTAAAGCATAATTTAGTAAATTCTAAATAAAATAAAAGGGGTATAACTTAAGGAAACTATACCCCTATAAATATATTATTATGGCAAACAAGAAACGAGGTTATTATACCTTAAAACTAGGTAGTAAAATGCGAACAATGCATTTTTCAATGAATTTCTGGAGCAACTTTACTGATCAAATGGATGTATCATTAGACAAAATAGGTGATGTATTTAATAATGGTATATCTATAAAAGGTATTCGATCACTTATTTACTCTGGTTTATTGGCACATGATCAAGAACAAGGCAACGAAATTGATTATAATGAATTTAAAGTTGGGATGTGGCTTGAAGATTTTGATGCTGAAAAATTAAATAATGTTATTGAATCAATGATGGAATCAAGAATATTAGGTAATGATCTTAATATGGGTGTTGCTAGAAATATCAAAAAAACTACAAAACCTACCAAAGAGGGAAAGTAAATACCCAGCTGACTTGGGATAGTTTACTAGATTTTTATATTGGTCAAGCTGGGATAATACCAGATGTTTTTTGGAAAAATACTTGGAAAGAGAATCATCTAATGGGTGAATCACACATGATAAAATCAAATTTATTATGGGAACAAACAAGGTATTTAGCATCAATGCTTTACAATGTTAATTGCAATAAAAAAGCACAAATGATCACACCAGATAAATTGTTTCCATTGCCACAAGATATTTATTTAGGAAAAGGAAAACCCAAGTCAACAAAAGAGAAGTTTTTAAGATTTAAAAATAAAGTTGCAAAAACTAAGCTACCAAAATAGGTGGCTTATTTTTTTTGTATTTTTGATAAAAATTAATTCATGGCAAAGTTAAGATTAGATTTACAGCTAACTGGGTTTAAACAAGCATCTGGAAAATTAAAGCAATTCGGCAGTAAAATGAAGTCGGTCGGAGCTAGTATGCAAAAATTTAGTTTACCATTGGCTATTGCTGGTGGAGCGGCTATAAAAATGGGTGCTGACTTTGACAAGTCAATGACTAAAATAAAATCATTAGTTGGATTAGCTGGTAAGGATGTTGATAAAATGGGTAAACAAGCCAGAGAGATGGCAAAAAATACTGGTATAAGTAGTCAACAAGCTGGTGATGCTTTATTTTACATAACATCTGCTGGCTTAGAGGGTGCTAGTGCAATGAGTGTTTTAAATGCATCTTTAAAAGCTAGTGCATCTGGTTTGGGTGATGTATCTCAAGTTGCTGACTTAGCAACATCAGCGATGAATGCTTACGGATCAGATACACTTTCAGCAACAGATGCAACAGATGTTTTAACAGCGGCAGTTAGAGAAGGTAAATTAAATAGTGAAGATCTTGCATCATCAATGGGACAAGTATTACCAGTTGCATCAAATATGGGTGTTAGTTTTAATGAAGTTGGTGCGGCAATGGCGGCAATGTCAAGAACTGGTACAAATGCGGCACAAGGTGCAACACAATTAAATAGTATATTATCTGGATTATTAAAACCCACAAAACAAGCTGAGGAAGCTCTAGGTGAAATGGGATTATCTAGTGCTGGATTAAAACAACAAATAAAAGATGAGGGTTTATTATCAGTTTTAGAAACTTTAAAAACAGAATTTGATTCTAATGGTGATGCGGCGGCTAAAGTGTTTCCAAATATTAGGGCATTAAGAGGTGTTTTAGATTTAACTGGTAAATCAGCTGAAACAACAAAAGAAATTTTTGATGAATTAAATGCATCACAAGGTGCAACAAAAAAAGCATTTGATGAAACAGCAAAAAGTGCATCATTTAGATTAAAAAAAGCATTAAATGGTGCTAGAGAATCATTTTCAGAAATGGGTGCTGTATTGTTAACAGCATTATTACCAGCAATTCAAAAAATTACTGGTGTCATTTCAAAACTTTTTAATTCATTTACAAATTTAGATGCATCAACACAAAATATAATTTTAGGTGTTGGAGCTTTAGTTATTGCATTGCCAACATTATTAAGTTTGTTTGGCACTTTAGTTACTGTTGTTGGAACTTTACTTACACCATTAGGTGCTGTTGCGGCGGCTGTTGCTGGTATTGCTTATATAATAGCAACAAATTGGTCAGAGGTTGCACCAGTTTTAGTTGGCTTATATAATAGGTTTGTTGACTTATATAATTCAACTACATTGTTAAGAGTTGTTATTGGTGGTTTAAAATCTATTTTTAAAACTGTATTTATAGCCGCACAAATGCAAATTGATAAATTGACTAATGGTTTTTCTACTTTTTGGAAACTAGTCAAAGAATTTTCTGAGAAAGGTATTGATGGCAGTTTCGGTTCTATTATAGAGGAAGGAATGGCAGAAGCCGACAGAATCACATCAGAGGGTGCTGAAAAAATAGGAGATACTTTTGCTAAAGATTATCAAGATGCTTTAGATAGTCAATTAACTCATGCAACTGTTGAAAGTTTAAATACAGCTTTAACAGATGCTGGTACTTTTATAAAAGGCAAATTACAAAATGTATTACAAGGGGTTGGAATAAATGCACCTGGTGCTGAAAAAACAAGTTCTGATAGCGAACCAATGAAATTAGGTGGTATTGGTATTGATATGAGTGGCGTTAAAGATCCTGTAACTTTATTGACAGAATCAATGAATGCTGGTAAACCAGCTTTTGATGCCGCATTAAATGCAATGGGTGCTACATTAACAGCTAATGTACTTTTGCAACAAGAAAAAATGGAAAAGTTTAAAGAGATTGGTTTGCAAATGGGTGATGCTATAAAAGGCACATTTTCACAAATGGGTAGCTCAATCGCTCAATCACTTGGAGCTGGTGAAAGTGCATTAGGTACTTTTGCTGGTACTTTAATACAGACAGCAATGACAGCATTAGGTGCATCATTAGCGACAACTATGGGATTTGGAGCCGAAGCGGCTGGTAATACAGCTAAGTCAATGGGTCCAATAGCGGCTTTTGTTTTACCAGCTTTATTGGCTGGAGCCGCTGTTGCTGTAAAAGGTGCTTTTAGTAAAGTAAAAAAACCTAAACAATTTGCAAAAGGTGGGATAGTTTCAACTCCAACAATGGGAATCTTCGGAGAATATTCTGGAGCAAGATCAAATCCAGAGGTGGTCGCACCATTAGATAAATTGAAAAACATGATAGGTGATCGAGAATCATCACAAGTACAAGTAAGTGGGCAATTTGCACTCAAAGGGCAAGATTTAGTTGTTGCATTACAAAGAGCAAACAAAAACAGAAATAGAATTATATAATGGCTTATGGTGTAAAATATAGATTAGAATTTTCTGATGATTTAGAAAATGGCAAAAAAATTGAGATTCTAAAAAAGAATTATACATCATCAACAGTATTAGATATTGTTGGTGGTGCTGAGCCATGTATTATAACTTGGCAAGGTGATGATAATTTTTATTCACCTATTAAAGGATCACAATGCACACTTAATTTTTTTGTAACTGATGATGTTAGTTATGATAATTTTTATGAGTATGATGAAAGGGAATATCAAGTTAAAATATCATATAAAGATGCATCTAATAATTACCAATTATTTTGGATTGGATGGCTAGTTAATGATCAATTTAAAGAAGCTGTAACTACAAAACCTTTTCCAATTACTTTAATTGCCATTGATGGCTTAGGTACTTTAGATTCATTTGATATGACATTATACCAAGATTCTTATAATGCAATTTCAGCTAGACAATGGATCACATCAACACTAGAAAATTTAGATTTGGAGCTTGACATTTATGTAAGTCAAGACATATTTATTAGAAATGCTGGATCTACAATTTATAGTATTTATGATGCTATGACCATTAATCCATTTACATTACAAAGAGATTTTCTAGCAATTAATAATGCTAAGCATACTTTAGAACAAATACTAAAAATAACTAATGCAAGAATTTTCCAATCATTTGGCAGATGGTATATAATAAATAATTCTAGTTATTCAGCACAAAGCATAAAAGATGCGAGTAGATCAACAGCTCAAGGTGGCACAATACCAACTAACATTAGAGCATCAGAATCTGCTAGTTTAGTTAACAATGGAACAGAATCTATAAAGTATATTATTTATAATCACAATGGCACATATCAATCAGCACCAACAACAGATATTTTAAGGCAAATACCAAGTGATTTAAAACCTATTGAGAATAGTTTAACTAAAGAGTATTTGCGACCTTTAAAAGAGTTTAAAATAAGTCATGAAACATCACAATATTTAGAAACAAACAACTTTCAAAATAGTGGTTTTGAAAATGGTTTATCATTTTGGTCAACATATACATCTACTGGCACAACATCACCTGGTGTCATATCAAGTGAATTTAGTAAACAAGGCAATCAAAGTTTTAAAAATTCACAAACACAAACTAATCAAACTGGTACAAGAAAAACATTGTCAAATACAAATGGTGTCAATGTTTATAATTCAGCACATCAAGGTCATACGTTAAAAGTAAACACATATTTTGATGTAAATTCTAATTATGGTGCTGTAAGTTTTAGATGGCAATTAAGAGTTGGACCAGATCCAAGTTCGCCACCACCACAAGATCCAACATATTACTGGAATGATGCAACAGAGGCATGGCAAACAACAGCTGTTGTAAACCTACAAACAATAGAGGAAGATGCTGATAAATGGCAAGAGTTTAAATATGATCTTGGATCTTTTCCAATAACTGGGTTACTGTTTATTGATCTTTATGAACCTTATGTGCAAACTAGTGGTGGTTTAAATGCATTATATTATGATAATATTACACTAGAGTTTGATCGTAAAGAGGGTGATAAAAGAACTCCATTTTATAGTAAAATTGATGATTTTGAATATAAAAGAGTACGAACAACTGGCACTAATTTAACTGGTGTTTTAGAATTAGATGATTTACAACTATCACAAAATAATTATGCTAATGTTTTAACTAGCACAGCACAAGTAATACGACCTAGAGATGATAATGCTAATTTTGCTAAAACGCTTGAAAAAATTATAACGCAACAAGTAATTAATGATTATAGAACTCAGTTAATTAGATATGAGGGTAAATTATATAATATAGAAAATGATCCTTTTGGATTAAACAATAAAATATGGGTTAACTTTGGATCTTCTGTTTTAAGAGAGCCAGTAAGCTGTATTATTGATCAAATGACTTATAACATAAAAAGAAATTCTTACGAGATTGTAATGCATATACCTAATCAAGATGATGACCAAGACAGTACATTCAAAGTAAATTTTTAAACTTTTTTCTTTTCCTTGTTTGCTGAGAAACCCCTCTAGTGCCTAACACTTTTGGGGTTTCGTTTTTGTAAAATAAATCAAAATAATTCTTTTATTTAAAAATATTTTTTTATTTTTGTAT